GACGACCAGTCAATCCCAGAAGAAAACCGTTTCTTCGTTGCGCCTCCTGCGTTCTACGAAGTACTGTTCTCTGCAGGTTCTAAGTTTGCAGAAGTACAGGTCACTGGTGACCAGACTTCACCTCTCCGTAACGGTTTGGTAATGGCTGGCAACATCGCTGGTATGAACTGCTACAAGACAACTGCACTGAACGATTCTGGTACAGACATCGTTACATTGTCAGGTCTTGGTTCGGGTGAGTTTGCAGTCATTGCAGGCCACATGTCTTCAACTGCGACTGCATCACATATCGCTAAGACTGAAGTTGTACGTTCTACAGAGACTTTCTCTGACATCGTACGTGGTCTTCACGTGTTCGGCCGCAAGGTTCTACGTCCAGAAGCTCTGGTACGTGGCGTCGTAACATTCGCATAAGGGGAGATTGAATAATGGCAACTTATGATCGTACCGTCACTGGTGGCGGAACTGTAGGACATCCGGGTAACACTCCTAAGCCTTACGTGATTGTCTCTCCTGTGTATGACGCACTGGACAACACTAGCTTGGCTGGAGCCGATGTTGTTAAATTGATTGATCTGCCTGCTGATACAATGGTTATCGGCGGAGCTATCGAAGTTCTCGAAGCTTCTGGTAACGAGCAGATCACTCTCGACGTAGGTACTTCAGAAGATGTTGATGCTTTTGCTGACGGCGTTGACTCTGATCCTGCGGCGGCAACTCAGTATCAGTTCACTCTGAAAGCGGCCGGTGACAACATGGTCACAGCGGCAGACGCTATTCAGGTAACTGTTCTTGACGGTGGTTCTTCAGGATCAGCCGCTCTGCGTTTCCGTGTGATCGCAGTATTGGCAGACGTTTCTGGCAACCCTGTCGAATCAGCTACAGTTTCTACTGGAACCTGATGCAACTGTTGGGGGGCCTTCGGGCCCCTTGACTCTTTTTATTTTGTAGTATACACTCCGACCCAACGGCCCGCGGGGGTAAACCCACATAATGCTCGTACCTGTTTTAACTCCAGAAGAAGTTAAGTTCTGTTTAGATAACTGGTCTTCCGATATGGTTGATGGAACAGAAAGCCAGCCTCTGAGTACATACTACAACATAAAAAAGAATACCCAGTCCGGCTCCCTCTCAAAAGAAGTCAGACAACTCGTTACAGACAAACTCTACAAGAACACATTTATTGATAGTGTCATCTGCCCGAAAGATATTCACGTAAACTTTTTTAATGAATATAAAGTCGGTGACCACTACAAGAAACACGTGGATGCGTTCAAAGCACACCCAAAGTCCTCCAACATTTTTTTTGACTACGGCTTCTCTATCTGCTTAGACGATGACTTCGATGGCGGTGAGTTCATCATGGAGACAGAACACACAGAACTCGCATTAAAACCCCAGCCGGGACAAGCAGTTGTGTTTCCGGTGATCTACCCCCACGGTGTGTTACCGGTAACTCGGGGATCGAGAAAGTCATTGATCGGTTGGTTGTCTACCAACGTGTCATACGAACAGAGCTATATCCTCCGTAAACTCTACGACATAAATAATCACTTTATCAAAGTGCAGGATGAGAGTAATATCTTAAGAGCTACTCTCGTACAGACCTACCTTAAAAAGCACTGGGGAATGGCGTGACCATCGCAAAGAACAGTCGTACCAAGTCTGAGATTATTGCTTGCACTACAGATGATCAGGCGGAAACTCTATACACCTGCCCCTCAAACGCCAAAGCCCACATGAGCTTACTGTTCATCACAAACGCCTCTTCAAATGATTCCGACATTGAGGTGAAGTGGTATCGTGCGGCAGATGCAACAAGTTACTTCATCCTCGGTTCTAAGAACTTAGGTACTGGGGAGTTTATCCAGTTTGACGGAGGTGCATTCATCGTGCTTGAAGCAGGTGACTACATCACGATTGAGCCCTCCAATACCTCAGGGGGAGGTAGCCCCATCATCGATGCCTTCTGTACCGTCGAAGAATTCTTCATTCCCGTAGGAGGATAGGATGCCACTCAAGAAGGGCACATCCCAAGAAACAATCTCCGAAAACATCCGCACAGAGATGAAAGCAGGTAAACCACAGGATCAAGCAGTGGCAATTGCACTCGATAAAGCAGGTAAATCCCGTGATAAGAAAGCAATGGGTGGCTACACGGAACGGTGGCAACGAGCTCGTATGGCGTCTGGTGGAAAAGCTAAGGGCGAAACCGCGTCCGGCGCGAAGCCCACTAACCAGAGTCTCTACAACAAAGTAACTGCTGAGGCGAAACAGAAATTTGATGTGTGGCCCTCAGCCTACGCTTCCTCATGGGTTGTGAAGACCTACAAGGACCGCGGGGGTAGCTACTCCTAATGGCAAAGACACAGGGCGGCCTCACCAAGTGGCACAATGAAGAGTGGGTCGACATCAAGACCGGCAAACCCTGTGGACGCCAAGAGGGGGAAGACAGGGCTTACCCTGCGTGTCGCCCCAAGAAGGTTGCGGCGAAGATGACAAAATCCGAAAAGAAGTCCGCGGCTGAGAAGAAAACAGACTCTGACCGTGTTGAGTATGCGGTTACTGCGAGTGGCCGGAGACGCCAGAAGGCGGCTATGGGTGGCTACACCGAAAGATGGAGTAAAGCACGTGCCAAAAGCTAGTAGCGCAGAACGTCTACCATCGGGTCGTATCAAGTACCGTGATGAGACGTTTCCCGGATTTAACAAGCCGAAGAGGACTCCAAATGGTCCGAAGAAGTTTGCGGTCCTTGCAAAGAAGGGTGATGAGATCAAGCTCGTCCGATTCGGCGACCCCAATATGGAAATTAAGCGGGACGATCCCGAACGAAGAAAATCATTCCGTGCCCGACACAACTGTGATACGGCGAAGGATAAATTCACGGCTAGATATTGGTCTTGTAAGAACTGGTGATTTGATGGAATACAATACAGAAGATTTAATAGAACAGCTTATCGACCACGAGGGTCTCAAACTCAAACCCTATGAATGTACTGCCGGTAAGTTGACTATCGGTGTTGGCCGTAACCTAGAGGATCGCGGTATCTCTGACGATGAAGCTGAATATCTTCTCCACAACGATATCGAAATCGTGGAGCGTGAGTTACTCGAGGCACAACCTCTTGTATCTATGCTCGACGCAGTTCGACAACGTGTGCTGGTTGATATGGGTTTCAACCTCGGTACTCCGACACTTATGAAGTTCCAGAAGATGTGGGACGCAATCGAAGATGAGGATTGGGAGGAAGCGTCTGCTCAGATGCTGGATTCCCGTTGGGCAAAGCAGGTGGGTCGCCGGGCAATACGGTTGGCAGACGCGATGAAAACTGGAGAGTGGGTATAGGGTATGGCGGGTATAACAACTGCAATGTGTACTTCATTCAAAGAAGAACTTTTGGGTGGACTACACGACTTAGACACGGATGATATCAAGATCGCATTGATCAAGGAGTCCCCGACGGGAACTTACGATGCGACAACAACGAACTACTCGGATGTGACGGGTAACTCGGACGAGGCTTCGGGAACCGGATACTCTGCAGGGGGCCAATCGTTGGGTTCTGCGACCATCACAACTTCCGGCACCACAGCTTTTGTAGACTTTGCAGATGAAGTCTTCTCAGACGTTACTCTCTCTGCTGATGGATGTATCATCTACAACGCTACTGAAAGTAACCGTGCTATTGCTGTAATTGACTTTGGTGGGACCGTATCCGCTTCAGCCGGCGACCTAACAATTGAGTTCCCTACTGCCGATGCCTCCAACGCAATCATCCGTATCGCGTAGGGGGTAGCCGGTGTCCTTCTACGATTCAGTCGATGCAATTTATGGCATTGGTGTCTACGGACAAGCATCGTACGGGATTGTAGAGCCTGTAGTTCAAGTAGCGGGAGTTACGGGAACAGGCGCAGTAGCCCCGGTTGTTGCCGGTGGGTTTGAAATTGACATCACGGAACGTATTGATACCGGTGTCGAAGCAACTGGGCAGGTAGGTTCCCCAACCCAGATAAAGGTGGGGGCAGGTGCCACAGGAGTCGAAGCCACAGGCTCTATCGGTGTTTTAGAACACAGCAATACCAAAGAACTTACGGGTGTCGCAGGGACCATCCCAGAGCCTTCTGTAGAGCCTCAGGTTACCGAAATAGTCAGCGGGGTGCTTGCCACGGGGGCAATCAACGGGACCTTCACCCACAGTAACACCCACGTGGTTACATCCGTAGGAATGACAGGTACCGCAGGGCAGACAACCGAAACGGGTGTATTGTTTGATTTCGAGGCCGTGAAGGAACTCTACGACCGTCGAAGAACCATACGTATAGGCAGGGCCGCATAGTATGCCAACGACTGCGAAAGAACGGACGGTGCGTATCGAAGCACAACTCCGTAAAATTTACATAGATAAAAAGCCGAGCTCGGCACAACGTACAGTGAGGGTACAGTAGGATGTCATACCAGTGGCCGTTTAAAGACCCGGACGAGACCCTAGATTACAGTGTGGATTGGTCGCGGTTCCTCGGCGACGGAGTCACAATCACCGGGGTTGTCTGGTCTGTTGAGTCTACGAGCTACGACACTGAAACGGTTCTCGAGGCAGGGGAAGACCTCACGACAGCAACAGGGGGTGCAGTCACAGACAGTATCCAAAATGTGTCCCAGACAAATACCAACACCGTCGCCACCATCAACATTGCAGGGGGTGTTGCCAACCGGGAGTATACCTTCTACTGCACAATTACGGACAGCACTGCGAGCACTGCCAAACGCTCGATTAAACTCCGAGTGAGGAACCGTTAAGATGGCCTATGATTTCTTGGGACTAACGAATGATGTCGCCCTCCGTTTGAACGAGACCCAGCTTACCTCGAGTAATTTTGCGGACGCCACGGGTTTTTACTCTGCGATCAAGGAAGCGGTTAATTCATCCTTGCGACACATCAACCAAGCTCACTTCTTTTGGCCCTACAACCACAGCACCGTAGAGGACGTTCTAACGCCCGGCATATCCCGGTACGCGCTTCCCGCCAATGCCAAGTATATCGACTTCGGCTCTTTCCGTGTTCGCCGGGATGACAGCCTCAACGTCGGGGAGGGTCGCCGGCTACGTCAGATGACCTACTCGGAGTATCTCGACCGCCACATTGATCAGGAGTACGAGACTGATACTAATGAAGGGGCGGTACCCCGTAGTGTTGTCCGCACACCGGACCAAGAGTACATCATTGTGCCGATGCCGGATAAAGCCTATGAGATTGACTACGAGTACTACATTGTTCCCGTCGATCTTGTTCTATCTGACGATGTCCCCTCGATTCCGGAGCAGTTTCGCCACGTGATTGTAGATGGGGCTATGTACTACGCCTACATGTTCCGTGACAACATCGAGATGGCTAATCTCTCCCAGAGTAAGTTCGAGAATGGTATCAAGCAGATGCGTACCCTTCTCGTCAATGAAAACGTCTACTTCCGGAGTTTTTAAGAGATATGCCTGATCGTTGGCAGACATTCCCCGTTGAATTCGGCGGGGGCTTGGTGACAAACATGAGTCCTCTCCAACAGGGTCTCAACGCAACGGGTACAGCAACTATACTCCGGAACTTCGAGCCGTCCATCGAGGGGGGTTACCGTCGTATTAAGGGCTATGAAAAGTACGACTCCAATGCGATGTCCAACACGGGGCTTGTACGGGGATTAACCTACTACGCAAACCAAGTATACGCAGTCCGGGGGGATGATCTCTTCCGTTCTTCGGGGAGTGGGTGGACGCAGGTTTCGGACACGACTGCTTTTCCCGCTTCCACAGCCACAGCAGACGTAGATGGGGCCGTAAGTGCTTCTACAACCCTAGTTGTGGACAACAACAGTGGAACAATTAAGGCCGGTATGGTGATTACCGGAACAGGCATTGTAGGGACCGTCACTGTCGCGAGTTTGACAGACCAGAACAATCTTGTGATGTCTTCAGCCCAGACGATTGCAGATAATGTAACCCTGACGTTTACCGAAAAAAGTCCGACTGTCGGGGGCTCCGGCAAGGTCCGTAGCCTACTCTACAATTTCGATGGGACTGACAAACTCATGCTCGTAGATGGCGTAGGCAAACCCTACACCTTCGATGGGACAACCTTCAAACAACTCTCGAGTCTTCCCGCCGACACCGCTGGGGCGAACCACGCCACCGTTTTCAAAAACCACATCTTTCTCGCAGTTGACGAAAAACTCGTCTTTTCAGCACCTTTTGATGAAGAGGACTTTACTGCCGCGTCAGGGGGTGGTACAATACTCTTAGATGCGGAGATTACAGGTCTCGAAGTATTCCGGGATCAACTCTTTGTCTTCACGGAAAATTCCATATTTCTCGTAGCCGGCTCGACTGTCGCAGACTTCCAGCTCCAACCCGTCACACGAGACGTGGGGTGCGTCGCACGGGATACCGTACGGGAAATTGGCGGTGACGTCATGTTTCTCGGTCCCGATGGCCTACGCCTCCTCAGTGCAACAGAGCGTATCAATGATTTTGGCCTCGCTGTTGTATCCAAACCCATCCAGTCGGAGCTCACAGAACTCATCACGGTGAGTACGTCTTTCACGGCCGTTCTCATCCGCCCCAAGTCCCAGTACCGTCTCCTCGGCTACAACACCGACTACTCTGATGAGGCGGCCCGGGGCGTGATTGGGACGCAGTTTTCCGGACAGGGTGGAGGTCAGATTGCGTGGTCTGAGACACGGGGTATCAACGCCTTTGTCTCCCACAGTGCCTACGATGGTGGTGTGGAGTTTGTATTCTTCGCGAATGACGACGGATATGTGTATCGGATGGAACAGTCGAATGGGTTTGATGGGGAGGACATCATTGCCACCTTCACAACCCCCTACTACCCCATCAATGACCCCGAGGTTCGCAAGACACTCTACAAGGCGGCTCTCTACATCGATCCCGATGGGAGTTTTAATATGGACATGACACCACTTTTTGATTTCAACGAAACGGATATCATCCAACCGGGAACGACAGAGTTTAACAACACGACACAGACCGTATCCTTCTATGGGAGGTCGGAGTACGGGACGGGGCAGTATGGTGGCCGCCTCAAGTTTAAGTTTGACACAAACCTCACGGGATCTGGCTTCGTGGTCGGGTTCCAATTTAACTCGGAGTCGCAGGACCCCCCGTTTTCGCTGGACTCGCTCGTATTACAGTATGCAACCTACGGACGCCGCTAGAAATTACCTAGGAGAATAAAAAATGGGAACTGGCTATACCCGCAACGACACAGGCAACAACATCGCAGACGGGAACGTAATCAACGCATCGGATCTCGATGGGGAGTACAACGCAATTGAGGACGCCTTTAACGCCTCAACGGGCCACACCCATGATGGCACATCCG